ACCAGGCTTCCCGCCTCCATCGCGGCCTCCAGTTCGGCCAGCGCGCCAAGGGTCAGGCGCGCCACATGCGCCTGACCGTTCAGCGTGACGGTCACTTCTCCGGCCCAGGGATTCGCCATCACAGCGCCACAAAGGTCAAAAGCCCTGCCGAGGCCAGCGTCAGCTCGTACGTCGCTTCGCCGTCAAAGGTCCCGGCATATTCCAGCGCCGTGATCTGGAACGGCCCCTCGATCGTCCCGAAGTCGGGCACGATCACCTGAAAGGCGGGCATCCCGCCCGCAAAAAACACCTGCCGGGCGCGGGCATCGGTCTGCTCGTCCCGGAACACGCCCGATCCGCTGATCGATGCCGATTTCACGCCGGCCCCTGCCAGCAACTCGCGCCAGCCGCCCGGACTGTCCAGGCTGGTGACATCCACCGTTTCCGCATTCAGGCTGATCCGCGTGGCCCGCAGTCCCGCCACCGTCTCGAACTGCCCCGACCCCGACAGGTCAAGCTTGATCAAAAGGTCCTTGCCGTTCTGTACAGGCATCCCGCCGCTCCCCTCAGATGTTTCGCCTTCAGCCCCGCGCGCCCTCAGTCCTCGACACGGGCGCGAAAGGTCATGTCGATCCGCCGCACCCGGCCATCATCGCGCCTGCGTGCCGTGGCGCGCTGAAACCACAGGCCCACCAGGCGCCCCCGGCCCAGCGTCAGGGCCGCATTGTTCAGCGCGTCCGAAATGGCCACCGCCATGTCCTTGGCGGCGGTGAACCCCGCCGCCTCGCTGATCACGCTGACCGCAAAGCGGTGCTCTGCCCCGGACCCGCTGGCATCGGACAGATCGCGCACCTCTTCGGTACCGATCAGCACGAATGTCCCCGCGCCCTGCCCTTTGGGAACCGCATCCACCACCGGGATGCCCGCCAGAACCGGCAGGGTGGTCAGGTGCTGATACACAGCGGCCTGCAGCGCCGCGGCCTGTCCATAGCTCATGTCGTCCCCTCTTCCCGCGCAAAGCACAGCAGATAGCGCCCCGCCGCGTCGCGCTCGGTCACGGCCAGGATGCGAAACAGCCGGGTTCCGTCGCGAAAGCGCTGCTCCGGTCGCGGACGCTGTTCGGCCCCCACCGGCGCACCGCGTACCGTGATCCGATAGCTCACCAGGGCCCGGGTAAACTCCTCTACCGGCGCATCCCGCCCCGTCCCCGCCGTCACTTCGGCCCACAGGGTCCCCAACGCCTGCCAGCGTTCGGCATAGCCGCCCGACCCGTCGGGTTCGGTGCGCAGCACCTCCAGAACCAGCGGGCGCGACAGACAAATCCGGGTCATGCCGTGCCCCCGCCCAGCAACCGCACCGTCCGCCAGCGCTCGATCAGCGACAGGATCGCAAAGGGCAGCCCCTGTTCGCGCAGCCCCATCTCGTCGCGCCGCTCGTACAGATCGGCAGCCAGCATCAGCACCGCCTGCCGCAGGTCCGGCGGGACATCGGTCCACAGGGTGCCAAACCCTGCCGTGAACACCACCTCGGCCTGCCCCCCGCCCGGAACGGACGGCAGCAACTGCCCCGTCGGCGCCAGGCGCGGGCGGTGCAGATCGGCGATCAACCGGTACACTCCGGCATCCAGCACGGTCGATCCGCCCGCGCCATCCGTCAGCGTCACCGAAACAACGCTTTGCACCGGGGCCAGCGGCAGCGCCTGCCCCGCCGGGTCGCGCCAGTCGTCTAGCACCCAGCGGAATACCCGCTGCAACAGGGCCTTGCCGGTCCGGCCCTCGATCACCGCAAGTGCCGCCCGCAGATAGGCTTCGATCAACCCGTCCTGCAATCCCTCTTCGGCAAAGCCGGTGCCCAGGCGCAAATGGTCCCGCATCGCCTGAATCGGCAAGGACGCCACCGCAACGGGCGTGTCTTCGTTCAACATCTGGGGTGTCTCCGCTTCCCGAAAGGCAAGAAAACTCCGGCGGGCGCAGGCGGCCTTCGCCCGGCGAAGGATGCGCCCGCCATGTCAGCCGCCGCCCCGTTCCCGGGGCGGCGCACCGACCTGCCGTCAGGACAGGGCGAATTTCAGAAGCTTGATCGCCGCATAGTCGCTGATGTCGCCGCCCACGCGCTTGGTCGCATAGAACAGCACATGCGGCTTGGCCGAAAACGGATCGCGCAGGATGCGCAGGTCGGTCCGCTCGGCAATCGTATAGCCTGCGGCGAAGTCGCCGAAGGCAATCGCATGGGCATTCGCGGCAATATCGGGCATATCCTCGCAGATCAGCACCGGATACCCCATCAGGCGCGGCGGTTCCGCCACGGCAAGCCCGTCGGCCCACATGAAGCGGCCATCGGCATCCTTCATCTTGCGCACGGCCCCTGCGGTCTTGGAATTCATCACAAAGGTCGCATTGGCCCGGTAGGGTGCCGCCAGGGCATAAACAAGGTTCACGATGCAATCGACAGCGTTCGTTGTCGGGAAATCCGCTGCGGCACCGCTGGCCACATAGCCCAGGCTTCCCCAGGTCCAGGTGGAATTCGCAACCTTGGCCGGCAGCAGAAAGCCCTTGGGCTTGTCCACCCCGTCCCCGTTCACGAAGGCCGCCGATTCCGACCGGATAAAGCGCGAGGCGATCTTCTCCGCAAGCCAGCCCTCCACGTCAAAGGCGCTGTCGTCCAGCAGCCGCTGACTTGCCTTCGGCATGGCCGCAAGCTGGTGCAGCCGGATCGAGATGCGCTCGATCAGCGGCGTCGCCGTCTCGCTGACCGATCCGGTCTCGGTCACCCATCCGGTCCCCACATCCGACCGGTCGATCAACACATCGAAACTCGTGGCATCGACCGTGACCACACTGGCAATCGACCGGATCGACCCGGTTGCAACCAGCATGGATTTCACCGTGTCCGCCGTGCGCGGGTCCACCAGAAAGCCGCCATCACCGGGCACGGCCGTGCTCAGCGCCTTGCCCTCCAGCATCAGGCTGCGCAGCCCCTCATCGTCGCCATGGCGCAGATAGGCGTTGAAGGCTTTCTTGTGCGGCTCCTCCATGTCCACCGCAGTTGAAAGCACCGGGCGTCCGTAGGTCATCGTCTTGGCTTGAAGCATGGTCAGTCGCTCTTCCTGTTGATGTAAAGCAGATGTCACTTCGGCCTGAAAGCCGTTGAATTCCTGCAGAAAACCTGCCAAAGCCCTGGTCATCTGCTCGGCCGGTCCGCCGGCCTCGGGGCCCTGCGCCCCGGACCGGATACTGGTCTCTCCCATCTTGTCCCCCGTGATTGGGCCGCGTCAGCGCGCGGCAAGTTTGCGGTGCGCCTGCTCGAAAAGCCGGGCCAGCCCGATCCAGCCCGCATCTGCGGCGGGGTCGGCCTTGGCCTGAACCCGCGCTTCGGCCAGCATGGGAAAGGTCACCAGCGACACTTCCCAAAGGTCCACCTCCTGCAGCAGCCGCTGCCCCTTGGCATCCCTCTCGGCCCGCAACGTTCGGTAGCCGATCGACAATCCGTCGATCGCGCCAGCCGCCAGCAGGGCGGCGGCTTCCCTTCCCCGTGCGACATCGGTCAGGATCCGGCCCTTCACGTAAAGACCGGTCGCATCCTCGCGCACCTCATCCCACACCCCGATGGGCTGCGCCGGATCGTGCTGCCACAGCATCTTCACGCGCCGGCCCGATGCCGCCAGCGCCGCAAGCGACGCCGCATAGGCCCCGCGCCCCACCACATCCCCGCCCTGATCCCGGCGCCCGAAGATCGAGGCATAGCCTTCAACCCGCGATCCCTCCGTTACCGTGATCCCGGCCTCGGGACGGTGGAACTTGCGCTCCGGCGCGCCCGCCTGTGTCATCTCATCCATCTCGCTGCTACCTCATCGCTGCCGCAATCACGGCCTCTGCCATCTGCGCCAGCAGAAAGCAGGCCAGGCCGTAAACCCCAACCCAGATGCGCTTCTCCAGCCGCTCCAGCGCCGCATCGATCTGGCCAAGGCGGAACTCCAGCGCCGCCCAGCGTTCCTGCGCCACCCGCTCATTCGCCTCGATCCGGGCGGCCGCCGCATCGAAACTGTCGTACAGAAACCGCGATCCGCCGCCTGCGTCCCGCATGCTCAGCCCTCCGCCAGCGGCGGCAGGCCAAGGGCGGCCCGCTTCTCTGCCGGGGTCAGGAAATCCGCCGCTCCGACGCGCGCCCACTGCTGATCGCGATCTGCCGCCAGCGCAGGCACCTGATCGGGGTCGGGGCGCAGCTCCACCTCTTCCCCGGTAAAGGCCGACAGCCACTGCGAAATCGCAGCCGTCACCTTGCCCGCCAGCGGCAGCACCGTCAGCCGGTAAAAGGCGCGGTGGGCCTCCTGATAATTGGCATAAGTCGCCTCGCCCGGGATCCCCATCAGCATCGGCGGAATGCCAAAGGCCACCGCAATCTCGCGCGCCGCCGCCTCCTTGGTCTGCTGGAACTCCATGTCAGACGGGGAAAAGCCCATCGGCTTCCAGTCCAGCCCCCCTTCCAGCAGCATCGGACGGCCCGCATTGCGCGCGCCCTGATGATGGCTCTCCATCTCGCTCACCAACCGGTCATACTGATCGGCACTCAGGTTGCCCTGCCCGTCCACCCCCCGATAGACGATCGCCCCCGATGGCCGGGCGGCGTTGTCGAGCAGCGCCTTCGACCAGGCCGATGCGGAATTGTGCACGTCCACCGCCACGCCCGCCGCCTGCAGCGGGGAAAAGCCATAATGGTCATCCTGCGGATGGAACGCGCGGATGTGACAGATGGGCGGCGGCCCGCCCGTCATCGAAAACCGGTGCGTCCGCCCGCCGACCGCATAGTCATAGGCGGCGGGCCAGCCGTCCGAACCCGGAACCAGGCTCATCCGGTCCGGCCGCAGCACATGCAACTCTGCCGGCAGGGCCGCATCGCCCCGCACGGCCTCCACATAGCCGTTTCCCGACAGCAGCAGGAACCCGTACAGCGCCTCGAACAGGTCAGCCCGCCCCTGGGCCGCATTCGGACGCCGGATCAACTCCAGGACCGGATGTGTCTCATAACGCCGGTTGCGGTCCTGCAGGATCACCGGCAGGGCAGAAGCGGCTTCGGCAATCAGCTTGACCGCGCGAAAGGCCACCGGGTTGCTCTGAAAGCCGGTCCGCGTCAGCGAAACCGTGTCCCTCGGGCTCCACACCGCCCGCCCGCCCCCGCGGAATGTCACCAGCGCCCCCGTGGCCGAGGCCTTGTGCTCCGGCCCCTGCCCCCGCCCGCGCCTCAGAAAGTCGAACTTCATGGCGAAACTGCTCCTCTGTCATCGGGCATGCCGCCTCGGGGCCTGGCGCGGTCGCCAATACCCTTCAGCATGATCGTTTGTCGGGGACTGCCCGGCTAAAGCGTCCGGATGCCCGGTCTTTGCCAAGACCGGGCCGGTTCAATCATCAGGTCGGTCAGCGCCCAGACCAAGGCATCAACCCGGTCCGGGCTGCCCGGTCCGGCATATCCCTGCCGCGCAAAGCGGCACATCTGGTCTTCCAGGTCGCCCAGCCCGCCCAGATGCTGCACGCGCCCCTGCTCATACAGCGCCGCCACCGGCTCCGCCCGCTGCGCCTTGCCGCGCGCCGCATGCACCGCCCGATAGGGGATCAGCGCATCGAACTGGCGGATCAGGCTTTCCACCAGCGCACCACCCTGGTTGACCTCTGCCACCAGACGGTCGGCCCGGTGGCGGTGAAACGCGTCGATCGCGGCCTGCGCCCAGGCCTGCGGCTTTGCCGCCAGGACACTTGCATCCTCCAGAACCACCGCGCGCCAGTTCTGCGGCGGGCCCTCGGTGATCGCCCCCACCACAAGGATCCCGCAGGCATCGGATCCGCGATGTCCGGTCACCGGCGGATCGATCGCCACCACGATCCGGTCCAGCGGCGGCGCCTGCGGCAGGCGCAGCGCCTCAAGCTGTGCGGCCGTCCACAGCGCGCCTTCAACCTCATCCAGCAGGATGCCGTCCAGCTCTTGCCGCCCCATCCAGGTCCCGCCATAGCGGCTGCGGATTTCCTCCAGAAAACTTGCGGCCAGATAGGCCCGGTTCGCCTCGGTCGGTGCATGTGTCAGAACGGTGGACGGGTTCTTCAGCACCGCCTTCAGCACTTCGACATTGCGCGGCGTTGTGGTGACGACCTGTCGCGGGTTGGTCCCCAGCCGCAGCGCGAACTGCAGCATGTCCCAGGTCTCGCCCGCCTTCTTCCACTTCGCCAGCTCGTCCACCCAGGCCGCATCGAACTGGGGTCCGCGCAGACTGTCGGGATCATGCGCCGAATACACCTGCGCCACCGCACCATTGGGCCAGACCAGCCGCCTGCGGGTGGCTTCCCACTCGGGGCGGCGGTCGGGCGGCGAACAAGCCAGGATGCCGCTGTCGCCAAAGATCATCACATCGCGCACCTGGTCCACCGTCTCGCCGACCAGTGCCACCCGCCTTGCGCGGCCGGCATCCGTCGGCCTTGACCCTTCCACTTCCGCGCGGACCCACTCTGCCCCCGCGCGTGTCTTTCCCGCCCCGCGCCCCCCCATGACGACCCAGGTCTTCCAGGCCCCGTCGGGCGGCAGCTGATGCGGAAAGGCCCAGAATTCGAACATCCAGGGCAGGGCAAGCAGCGCGTTGTCGTCCAGCCCGCCCAGAAATTCAGCCACCACCTCCGGCGTCGCGGAGGCAAGCCAGGCGGCGCCCGATCTCAGCTCGCGCCGCGTCAAAGTCGATCGCATAACCGTGGACGACCCCGGCAACCTGCTTGCGGAGTTTTTCAATGCGCGTCCTTTCATCCATCACCAACTGGAAGGCGGCCTTAAGGTCTTTCACCGCCTGCGTTGCGGCCTTGACCTCGTCCACCGAACCCTGCCGAAGCTTTCGCTGCGCCTGAACCAGATCTTCCGCCGCCTGCCGGTACAGATCTTCTGTTGCTGCCAGAAGATCGACGGGCGGCGGCTCGTCCGAAGGCAGATCACTCGTCATTACCCCCCGCACCCGCTTTCTGGCCGGACCGCTTGGGCCAATGAAAAAGCGGCACCGGGTTGCCCCGTGCCGCTTGCCCACCTCTTCCAGCATGCCACAAGTCCTACAGGGGACCGCGCGGCAAGTCAAGACAAAAATTCATCGATACCAGACACTTGGCGTACGCAGCCTTAACCTTTTCTTCATTCTTCCGGCGCGGCCGCCCCGTCTGCGGCCTCACCTTCCGCTGCGCGCTGCGCCTCGATGGCACGCCATTTGGCGACAGTGGCGTTATGCTCGGCCAGGGTCGCGGCAAAGACATGCCCGCCCGTGCCGTCGGCAACGAAGAACAGATAGTCCGTTGCCTCCGGGTTCAGCGCGGCTTCGATGCTCAGCCGTCCGGGATTGGCAATCGGCGTCGGCGGCAGCCCGTCGATTACATAGGTGTTATAGGGGGTCTCGCGCTGCAGTTCGCTCTGGCGCAACCCGCGCCCCAGTGTCCCCTCGCCCCTCGTGATGCCATAGATCACCGTCGGGTCAGTCTGCAGCCGCATCCCCTGCGCCAGCCGGTTCAGAAAGACGCCTGCCACCAACCGCCGCTCTTCGGTAATCCCGGTTTCCTTCTCGACGATCGACGCCATGATCAGCGCCTCTTGCGCCGAGGCATAGGGCAACCCCTCGGCCCGCGCGGCCCAAAGGTCGGCCAGGATGCGGGTCTGCCGCGCCTCCATCTCCGCGATCAGCGCCGCCCGGTCGGCTCCGCGCGCCACTTCATAGCTGTCCGGGGCCAGCGTGCCTTCCGCCGGAACGGCCGCAATCTCTCCGTTAAGGAAATCGGCACGCCGCAGGCTGTCCACCACCTGCCAACTTGTGACCCCTTCAGCCAGCGTCACGCGCCAGCGCAGGTCATCCTCGCCTGCTGCATCCACATAGGCCGCAGGTGCCGGCTGCGTCACATCGAACTTCACGACCTCGATGTAGGACTCCGTCGCAGGATCAAGCTCGCGCAGGACGATATCGGCACCCGTCACGCCGATCCGGAAATTGACCTCGCGCCCGCAGGTCGATTGCCCGCCCGCCGTCACAATCTCCAGCACCTGCGACATGGATGCGCCGGGCGGCACCAGATAGCTGCCGAATTTCAGATCCGCCGACCGGTCGGCATATTCCGCACCGATGCGGAAGATGCGTGCATCCGTCACCGCGCCCTTTTCTTCCAGCACCCGGCTGATCTGCGCCAGCGATGCCCCGCGTTCCACCCGGATGCAGACCGCCTCCGCCAGCGGCCCCGGCCCGGTGAACTCCTTGCGCCCCCAGGCCAGCACCGCCGCCACCACGGCCAGCAGCACCACGAACAGGGTCAGCGCATTCGATGCCACCGACCGCCACATCAGTCTGTCACCCGCCCCAGGATCAGCGACGCGTTCGTACCGCCAAACCCGAAGGAATTCGACAGCGCAACATCTATCTTGCGCCTGCGTGCCACGTTCGGCGCCAGATCAAGCTTTGCGGTAACCTCAGGGGTATCGAGATTGATCGTCGGTGGTGCAATGCCATCGCGGATCGCCAGCACACAGAAAATCGCCTCCACCGCGCCCGCCGCCCCCAGAAGATGCCCGATCGAGGATTTCGTCGAACTCATGGTCGCCTCTGTCGCCGCATCGCCCAAAAGCCGCTCCACCGCGCCCAGTTCGATGGTATCGGCCATCGTGCTGGTTCCATGGGCGTTGATGTAATCAATGTCGGACGCCTGCAGCCCGGCGCGCTTGAGCGCCATTTTCATGCTGCGGAACCCGCCATCGCCGTCTTCGCTCGGGGCGGTGATATGATAGGCATCGCCCGACAGGCCGTATCCCAGAACTTCGGCATAAATCTTCGCGCCGCGCGCCCTGGCATGCCCGTATTCCTCCAGCACCACCACGCCCGCGCCTTCGCCCATGACAAACCCGTCCCGGTCCGCATCATAGGGGCGCGAGGCTTTGGTCGGATCATCGGCGCGCTTGGTGGACAGCGCCTTGCAGGCGTTGAAGCCGGCGATGCCGATCTCGCTGATCGGGCTTTCGGCACCGCCTGCAATCATCACATCGGCGTC